TGCCGCAGAGGCCGCCGCGACGGGGGAAGCGCTCGCCCGCCACGAAGTTGACGTAGTAATAGCCGGGGGTGTCGTCGCCCGCGCCGGTCTTGATAAGGCCCAGCTCGTAAACGATGCTCGGCACATAAGGCAGGCGCGTGGTGTTCACCGCAACCGTGCTGAAACTTTCGCCCTTCGCGCCCACGGTCAGGTCGTCGCATTGCGTGTCCAGGGTGATATGCCCGTTCAGCCAGTTCCAATGGAGCGTGCCAGCCGTGCCGGGGGCGACGAGGGTATAGCCGTTGTCGCTGGTGTTCGGCAGGATCGCGCGCCACGCGGCGGAAGAAGCGGACAGGTCTGCGTCCGGGTCGGCGGCGTTGTTGTTCTCCAGGATTTGCAGCTCACAATCCACGATGCGGTAGCCGTACTGCTGTTCCAGGCTGGAGCCGATGATGTCCGCCAGCAGGGCCGGGTCGCCGCCCAGATACCAGTCCAGCGGGCCGGTGCCGTTCAGCGTCCGATAGCCGGTCTGATGGGCCGCGTCGGGCGTGCCGTCGTTGCTGATGCCGCCCACAAACTTGCCCCTCTCCCAATAGGTCGGGGCCAGGTCGGGCCGCAGCTCCGCCGCCGTGGTGTGGGCAATCAGGCACTTGTAGACGTACCCGTTGTAAGCTCTTTCCGTGTTCACGGTCAGCGCTTTGCCGGTTTCCCAGGCGCTCGCGTCCTGGTGTGCCTGCCCCCAGGCGGTATTTCCGTGCGGCTTCCAGCCGTTCTTCTGCGCAAGCAGCTTGATAAAGCCATAGTCCGCACAGGTCATGCCGGTAATGCCGGGGCCAGCCAGCTTCATGCGGGAAAGGCACTGATCCGCGCCCAGGTTCCGGGCCGGGTTGATGTTCGGCAGGCTCACCAGCGCGCCGCCAGAAACGCCGTTCTCGCCGCCCTTGTACTTGCCAAGCAGAATGTAATCCTGCTCCACGCCATTGATGATAAAAGCCGGGTGCGTGTGCTCCGGCAGCCCAGCCACCAGGTCGGAGCTTTTCATTTTGGGAAATTTGACGAAGATACCGGCCACGTTGCCGTCCGCGTCGTACTTCACGACGTTACCGTACTTCTTCGCCAGAAATTCAAGAGGGCTGTTATTCATCCGTGCCGCCCTCCTCCATCATTTCGACGAGTTCCTGGTACTCCTCCACGGTGATGCGGTCAGCCATCAGGAAAACGTCGAGCTTCTGCATGGTGGATTCACGGTCAAGATTGCCCTTCTTGATGCCGTTCTCGATGATCCGCTTCATCAGCTTGTAAGTCATGGTGTTTACCTCCATTCCTTTCAGAATTTTGTTGTACTGCCGGTCAATGATTTTCCCGGCGATCCAGGCCGTCAGGCTCATTCGTCCATCAGCCCCACAAGCTCCCTGTACTGGTCGGCGGTCAGCCGGTCAGCGGCCAGAAATGCGTCCAGCTTGTCCATGATCCCGGCCCGCTTTTCCTCCAGCGTGCCTTCCTTCTTCGCGTTCAGAATGATCCGCTTCATCAGGTTATAGGCCATCTTTTATCCCTCCGTTTCTCCGAGTTCCAGCATCGTAACCTCATACAAGGTTTCTGCCATCAGCTCGTCGTGTTCGTTGATCTGGGCGCGCAGGGCCTTGAAAGGGGCCAGCTCCGCTTCCCATGCTTCCTTACGCTTGCGATCCCATTCCTCCGGGTCGTCCTCCGGCACGTCGGGCATAACTTCCTCCGCCGTGATTTCCTCCTCCGGGGTCAGGATTTCGTTTTCATCCATTGGGGTGTCCTCCTCTCAATCAGCTTGTCAGGGTCGCAACCTGGGCTTCCAGGGTTTCGATCCGTTTCTGTGCGTCCCGAACCTCCGCCTGGTGAATCGTCATGAGCATATCGTAGGCGATGCTGATATGCTGCAAGGCTTCATCCATGGTGTTGAAGTTGGTCGCGCTCTGTGCCGTGCCCTGCTGGATCACCGTTCCGGGCGCGGGCGTAAAGGTCTTGCTCCCGTCGCTGTTGGTCGCTTCGGTGTACGTCCTGGGGCGCTGCACCACATGGTCTTTCCATCCAATCCGCTTGTTGTAGCTCATACTGTTTTCACCTTCTCCCTTTACAGCGCGTCATACGCGCCGGTATTGCTGGTGTTCTCCGTGACCTGGAACAGTTGGAACCGGCAAACATACAAAATGCCCTCGGTGGCGTCCGCCCTCGCAATGCTCACCGCCTTGCTGCCGATCCTCACGCCGTTGTGGTCGTACAGCTCGACGCCCGTCACCGTAATGTTGCCGCTTACGGTGTGGTCAATCAGGAATGTCACTTCCACAACGCCGCTGTTCAGCACTTCGGCATTTTCGATCTTTGCCTGATACCAAGTGCTCCCCACCTTGTACCGCGCGTAGGAAGGATCGTTCTTGATCTCCTTCCGCTTCGCCGCAAGGTAGGTGCTGTCCAGCGTGAATACATCCGCCATTGTCTTAATCCTCCTTTTCGTCAGATTTCATCCGCGCCGCACATCTTGTAAAGGATTCGGGCGTATGTGTCCTCCGCTTGTGCGGCCTGGATGTCGTTTTCTCCGACGATGCCCAGGGTGTTTTCCTGCGGGATGGTGCCCGCCTGCACGCCCTCGCTCGTCATGGGGTAGTCGAAAGGATAGGCCGCCGCGTCGCCGCGCATACCGGCCTTTGCTTCGCCCACAGCGCCCAGGGTGTTGATCTCCGGGCGCGTGCCGGTCATGGGGTACGGGAAGCGGTGGCCCTCTGCCTCCGCCCCGATGCCCGCTTTCATGCTCTCGTCGATGATGCCGATGGTGTTCTCCTGCGGCCAGCGTCCGGCCCAGTTCTCCGTGCCAGTCAGCGGGTAGCCGAAGCGTGCCAGAACCTCGCCCGTGGCGATGATCCCGATCTTGCACTTGCTGCCGATGCGCAGGCTGTCAAGCACGCTGCGCACGTTCTTTGCCGTGCCGATGGCTTTTCTGGCCCACGCCTCGTTTTCCGGCGTCCATTCTCCTTCCACGGTAACGCGGAAGTGATACGGGTCGCCGCCGTACTGCCAGTTTTCTTCCAGGTCAACGGCCCCGAAATAGCTGCCGATGTACTGATAAACCGCCTGCGGAGTGCCGAACAAGCGGTACAGCGGGATCGCGTTCTTGATCCATCGGCGCTTTGTTTCCAGGTCGGCGTTGTAGTCGTACAGGCAGTTGGTTTCCCAGGCCAGTTCATCAAGCCGCCATTCTGGCATCGTGTCGTAGTTCAGCACACAATCGACGCCCTGCTGGATCGTGTCGTTCATGATCTGCACAGCGGCCTCGATGGCCTTTGCCACGGCGTACCCGTTCTTGTCTTGCAGGATAAATCGCGGGACGTGCCTTGTTACGTCAAACGTGAACATTCTTCGTCACCGCCTTTAGGAAAGGGCCGTCAAGGTGATAGTGCCCTTGCATCGCTGGCTGGCCCCGATCTCGGTATAGGTGACGGCCCCGCCGTTGAAGTTGCTGCCGTCGCCCCAGGTAACGCGCGTCGCGCCCGCCTGGTAGATGGCCGCCATCAGCCGGTCAGGATTGAAAGCCCGCCCGATTACCTGATCCTGCCACGTCTGGTAGTCGCTCACCGCCGCCGCAATCGCCGCGCTGGTGGCGCTGCTGTTGTCGCTCGCATAGCGCACGTTCAGCGTATAGGCCACGTCCGCCGCGCGGTAAACGCTCACGTTGTCGGTCAGAGGCCGCACGTCCTCCGCCGAAAGCGCGTCCAGAACGCTTTGCATGATGGCCGCCGCGCCCGTGTCGCTTGCCAGAAGCAGATATACGCCCACGTTGCCCGCGCCCATGTTCAGCGCCTTGGCGTCCAGAATTTCGGAGCTTACGGCCTTTGCTACGGCTTCGTACTGCTGTTCGGGGCCGGTGGAAACGCTCGCAAGGCCGTATTCCCGGATGCGGGCGCGGTAGGTTTCGTCGTCCTCCTCCTCGTTTCCGCCGCTGGCGTCCGTCGCCACGATGATGCTGTTTACGCCGCTGTTGGTAATGGCAAGGCCCATTTCCGATCCGGCCAGCAGGCCGTTTCCGACGCTGCCCGTGCGGTCTGCGACAACCTCCACCGTCACCGTCTGCGCGTAGCCCGTCAGGGTCAAATCCTCCACCAGCAGATAGAAGATTTCGCCGTCCGCCGTCATGGCCGTGCCCGCCTCCAGCACGTCGGTTTTTCCCGTCGCGTTGGTGGTGATGGTCACGGTGGCCGTCGCCGCCGTCGCCTGGATGCGCGGGCAGCTCCTTTGCTCGCCCAGCACGTCCAGATAGTCGCCCACGGCGTAGCGCAGGGTCGCCATGCGCAGGGCGTTGTCCACGCCCGCGAAAACCTGTACGATGTCCTCCTGCACGCTCCGCAGCAGCATGTATTTTTCGTCGCCCGGATAGAGGATGTCGCCGCCCGCCTCGACGTAGTTAATCATCATCTGCTCCCATATCGCGTCAGGGTCATAGGTCAGATAATGAAGCTCGGTATTGTCCATGTTTTCACCGTCCTTTCTATGCCCCTTCTTCAAAGGTCACTTCGATAATCACTTTGATGTAAACGCTTCCGTCGTCAAGGATGGTCGCCTCCGCGTCCACCACTTCCACGTCCGGCTCCCACATCATCACGCGGTCAAGTTCCGGCAGCAGCTCCGCCCGCAGTTCTTCAATGGGCAGATCATACAGCGCCGGATCAAACCCAATGTATCGGTCATAGGGCACTTCGCCCATCCTGCACATGAGAAGGTTTTTCGCGTTTTGAAGCGTCCGCTGTACGATGTCGTCCTCCTGCCAGTCGATGGGAGAGGCGATATTGTCAATCTGATATTGTGCCATGCCAGCCCCTCCTTACTTTTTCTTAAACAGGCTTGCAACCTTGCTCACAACGCTTTTGATTTTGCTCACCGCCGAGCTGGTGGTGGTTGCTTTCTTGACGGCGCTCACCGCCTTGGCTGCTGTCACAACCTTCTTCACGGCGGAAACACCCGCCTTGACGGCGCTCGTCACGGCGCTGGCGACGCTGGTCTTGCCGGTCAGTACATTCTTGACGGTGGTCACGGCCTTTTTTACGCCGTTGACAACCTTTGTCGCCACGTTTTTGACGCCCTCGGCGATCTTCTGGACAATATTCGTGCTCTTTGTGGTCGTCGTGGAGGTCTTTTTCACGGAAACCTTTTTGCTCCCGCTGCCTCCGCCTCCTCCGCCGCCCCCGCCGGAGCCGGAGCCTCCGCCGGAAGTGCCGCCGTTCTTGCTGCATTGCTTCATCGTCACCTGTACGTCAGCCTGCGTCCAGGTGCCCTTGTTTATCAGGCCGATTTCCTTCACCGTCGCGTCCGTTAGCATGAGCTGGCACGTCACCAGCTTTTTGTTGCCGACGTAGAAGTAATCCTTTTTCCCAGCCCGCGCCTCGGACACAAATTTGAGCGCTTCGCTTCGCACGTTGCATCCCAGGCGGGCGTTAAGGTGGATGGTAAAGCTCACTTCAACCGGCTTTCCCTTCTTCCGGGAAACGTATTTCTGGCTTCCGTCCTCCTTGTCCTCGGTTTCGCTCGATCCCTTGATTTGCAGGCCGGTAAAGCTCCGTATCAGGCTGCTGGACACTTCAAATTTGTGCCCGTTCCATCTTCCGATCTCTGCCATGTGCTACGCCTCCTTCCACGGGGGCACGTCCGGCATTTTGGCCTCCTCGTCCTCGTCCTCCGGCATTTCGATCACCGGGAGCAGGAGCATTTCGCCGCCCGTGAATACCGGGATCGTGCAAAGGTGAGGGTTGGCGTTCAGAAGCTCGGCGGCGTATTTTTCATCGCCGTAAAGCAGCAGCGCCACGCTGTCGAAGGTTTCCCCGGCGCTGCAAGGGTAGCCCTTTCCGCTAAGCGTCATGAATACACCTCCACTTGATCCCGCATCTTCTTTTCCTCGTACCATTTATCCAGCCGCTTCTTGTCCTCCTGGAGCACCTGATCGACGCCCGTTGCGTCCGCCGCGTTGATGGTCGGGCTGTAAATGATCGTCGTCGGCTGGTTGTCCGGGTTGCTGTTCAGTCCGCCGAACCGGGCCAAGATGTCCGGCCAGGTGAAGCCGCTGGCCTCCCTCGCCGCGTTCAGCAGGGCCGCCGTCCGTTCGCTGTGTTCCTCCGGGATGGCCCATTCTGGCCCCGCCTCGCCGAATATGGAAGCGCTGGTCGCGCGTCCGCCCTCGGCAAACAGCTTTCGTCCCGTGATGTTGACCGTGATCGTCCGCCCGTTATAGCTGTTGATGATGGCCGCCAGGGACGCCGCGTTGCCCGTCACGTTCTCGGTCAGCACGCGCCCGTCCTGATCCGTGATGGTCATTGTGAGGTCGGTCGCGTCGCCGCTGACGTACTCCATCAGGGTTTGTCCGTCCGCGCCGTCGATGGTGGCCGTCAGCTCCGTTGCGTCCGCGCCCACGTCCACAGTCACGCCCTGATCTTGCAGGCTGGTCATGGCGTCCTCGCCCTCAACCTTCGGTGTGATGTCAACGGGGATAGGCGGGATGTCCGGCGTTTCGCCAATCTGCGGGTCGATCTCTACGGGTAGCTTGTAATCCTCCGCGTGCTGGCTGGCCTCTCCATAGAGCAAATCCCACATGGCGTAGTAGTCAGAAAGGCCGCTCTGTGCGAAATCCTCTCCCATATCCCGCGCCACGGCGTCGAAGTCGTAGATTGCCGCCATCTGCTCATACATCCGGCCAAGCTCACGGTTGGCAATGCCAGAAAGCGCGCTGTCTGCAGAAACGATGTCCTGGCCTGTAAAGCCTTGCGTGCCATTGACGACCTCGCCGATGGTCTGCATCAGTCCGGCGATGCTCTTTGTGCCATCACCCAGGAAATCAATAGTCGCCCTTGCCGTGTCGAGGTTAAAGCCGGTATCTCCCAAAAGCAGCGCGTCCGTGCTCTTTCGGTTGATCCCGTTCGCGATGTATTCATCCTGGTTGGTGTTGACGTAATCGCTGGACAGATTGAGGATGTCCCACGCGGGCTTTTCAAGAACCATGCTTTGCCCGAAACCGTTTACAAGCTGTTCCATGGCGTACATCTGCCGCAGGCGGCCCGCCATAGCCTGATCTCCGATGCCCTCATAGTAGGCGATGCGCTCCTGCACGCCGCTGTCGCCGCCCATGCTGCCGACCATATAGCCCATCATCCGGCCAAGCTGTGCCCGGTCTGTGCCTTTCAAAGAAGGTGCCCAGCCCGCGTCCCCTGCGTAAATGCTGCCGCCCATGCTGTCCTTTATCATGGACATAATGCTGTCTGCGGAAAGCTGGCCGCTCATGTACTGCTGTGCGTACCCGGCCAGGGCCGCGTAATTCTCGCCCTGCCCGCTCTGCTGGATTTGGCTGTCCCAGAGGGTGAACAGGAACTCGTCATACGCGGCGTTTACGCGCATCTGTTCCTGCTGGTGCAGGGCCTCGGCCCGCGCCAGGGTTTCGGCGTCCGCGCCTCGATACTGTGCCCGGAAATACTCGGTCTGAAACCGATCTTCCTGATCCGCAAGAATCTGGTCGCGCTCGCTGGTCGCCGTGGTGGCAAGTGTCTGAATGTCCTCCAGGCTCGCGCCCTGGGCCTGTTTCAGCCATTTGCCCATCTTGATATAATCTTCTTCGCTCTGGGCCTCGGCTGCCGCGCGGGCGATGGCGTCATTGTAGGAGCGCATATAGGACAGAATGTTTTGATATTCGTCGTTGCTGATCTGTCCGTCTGCAAAGGCGCTCGTCATGGCCGCCCGCAGGCCCTCGCTGATACTGGAAGCCTCGGCCAATGCGTCCTCGTATGCCTGGTTCGTCAGCTCGATAATCTGTGCGTAGGCCGGATCGTATTCCGCCGTGCCGTCGCCGCCGAAAAGCGTCTGCCAGTAGCTCATACTGGCCGCCGTGCTATTGGTAATGGCCTCCTGTACGGCGGTGTACATGTCGATACCCAACTGTTGAAGCTGCTGCTTGTCCGTCTCCGTCAGCTTCGTGTTGGTAAGCATGTCCTGGAACAGGGTCGCGCTGAATGTCGTGCTGGCCGTCTGATAGCTCGTAACCGCGTTATCAAGGGCGGTTTTGAAGCCGTCAACCTCCGTATAGGCGGCCTTGAAATCGTCGCCCAGGCTCTTGACGTAGCTCTGGATGCCCTGCGTGTCCAGCTCCAGATTGCCGAAGTTCTTTGCAAAGTCCGCTTCTTCCAGTTGCTTGATGGCCGCTGCCGCTGCCGTCAGGGCGATAAGGCCCATTCCGATGCCGCCCGCAGGCGTCAGCAGATAGCCGATCATGCGGAAAGCGCCGCCCGCCAGCATCAGGCCGGGGCCAGCCGCCGCAATCACTTCAAGGCCCGTCACCAGCGCGCCCAGGTTGTCGCTGTCCATTGCCGCAAGGCTGTCAACCATGCCGCCGATAAAGCCGGTAGCCTGCTCCACCTGGCCGGAAAGCTCCTCGCCGACGAGCTGCTTTAGGCGCTCCACCTTGCTTTCAAAGGTTTCGATCTTGCCGTCCAGCGTGTCCATCATGGTTTCGGCGGCGTACTGGCCGTAGCCCTCGGCGTCGCCGCCGCGCATTGCTTCGTACAGGCCGTCGTATCCCTCCGCCGCGCCCCGCAGCAGGGTCAATGCCTCGGTGATGGTTCTGGTCGGGAAGATGGCGGAAAGCACGCCCAGCGCGTCGCCGTTGCGGTCTATGTTCTCGTAGCCGCCCGCAATGTCGCCCAGGGCGACGTACAGCTCCCGGTAGATGTCCAGCACGTTCTTCATCTGGCCCTTTTGCGGGCCGTCCTGATAAAACGCGCTGAATCCGTGGGCCGCCAGCTCCGCGTTGGCTGCCGCCAGCGCCTCGTCGCCCAGGAGTGCCGCCGTTTCCGTGCTGGTCGCGCCGAGCTGTGCCATGGCCTTTCCGGCCTTGTCCGTCGGGGCAATCAGGCGCATCATGGAGTTGCGGATCATGGTGCCCGCTTCGCTTCCGACGGAACCGGCGTTCGCCGTCACAGCGATAAGGGTCATAAGCTCCTCGGTGTTGCCCGCAAAGCGCATGGTGCTGCCCATGCGCAGCATGGCGTCGCCAAATTCGCCGATGGTGCTTGCGCTGCTGTTCGCCGCGAAAGCCCACAGGTCGATAAAGTGTCCCATGTCCTCAAAGCCGATGCCTGCCGCGTTGGTGCTCTTGACGATGTAGTTTACCGCCTCGGACAGGTCAAGCCCGCCCGCCTGGGCAAGCTGCATCGCCGCCGGGATGCCGCTCATGATCTGGTCGAAATCCCAGCCCGCGTGTGCCGCCTCGGATATTGCGTTTGCTACGTCGTTTGTGTGGAAGATCGTCGTCGCGGCCCATTCCGTCGCGGCAACGTCAAGCTGGCTCATGACGGTGTTAAGCTGCTGTGTGCCCCGTCCGTAGGTGGTGGAAAGGGCCACCTGGGCGTCCGCCATGCTCTTTTCGTATTCACGATAGACGTTTACGCTGTCCTTGCCGAAGTTGATAAGCTGCTGGCTGATTCCGTTTACCATGCTTCCGAGTTCGGTCAACGTCGCGCCTACCTGGGAAAAACCGTTACCTACTCGCGCGTTTATCGCAATAACAGTTTCAAGCGTTTGGCTCGCCACAATCTCACCGCCCTTTTTATCCTGCGGTTATTCCCCGCAGAGTATTTTTCCCGTGCCATCCGGGAACAGAAAGAAATACACCATGTCGCCCTTGGCGTAGGTGCTGCTGTCTATGGGTTTGATCGGGGGCGTTTCGATGCCGTCCCGGTCATAGGAGGCCACATAATAGGCCCCGTCCGCCGCCACATCCAGAATGTAGCCGCGCTCTATGCTCACGCCTTTGTCCATGCTCCGCCTCCTGCTATTGGATGGTGTAGATACACCTGTACAGCTTCACCCTGGATTTTCGGTTGTAAAAGTCGTGCTCCGCTTCCTCAATGATCCAGTCCCCGGTTGCGTCCGTGCCGCCCACGATGTCGATGCGCGTCATGGCGGAAAAGCCGGGGTTAAATTCGCTCTCGATGGTCAGCGTTTCCGCCTGCCGGTTGTGGTGCATCAGCACGCCCCGCGCCCATCGTCCGGCCTGGATGTCGTTTCTGGCCGGTAGATTGATCGTGATTTGCTGGTGCGTGCTCGCCACAAGCAAGTCCTCCGCCGTAGCCTTGGCAAACGGCGTCTTGACGGTCACGCTCTTGTAGGTCGCTCCGCCTCGCCGGTATTCCGTCCCTGCCTGCTTCGCGCCTATTTCAACGGTCTGGTATGCAGGCCGCGTCTGCGCGTAGGAAATGCCGATGGCGGTATAGCGCCCGTTTACGCATTTCAGCGCCGCGCCCTCAAATTTCAGCAGCCGGTGAAGGAGTGCCGCCGCGCTCTCGTTCTCCTGCTGGATGTACGGGATCACCGCCTGCCCGTCGATGCCGAAGATGGCAAAATCCATCCCCGACGCCATGCCGCAGGCCCGCATGATCTCCTCGATGGTCTTTCCCGTGAAGCTCCTGTATTGCTTCTTTCGGGCCGCACAGGGAAGTGCCGTCGCCAGGATGCGGAAATGCCCGTCCTCCGGCAGCACCGTATTCAGATACATAATTCCCGTGTCGTACCCGTTGTGGGAAACAATGATCTGGTCGTCCTCCTCCGGCCCCCAGTTGTACCATCCGGCGGCGTTGTCAAATTCGATTTCCAGGCTGTCGCAGCGCCCACCGCTGGTGTCCCGCGCGATGCACTTCCGAACCTGTACCATGCCCGTGATGTCCGCGCCCTGGTAGTAAATCTCCACGCTGCCGCCTCCCTTCTGCAAAGAAAGGGCGGCGAGGATGCCCCGCCGCCGCTTAATGATTGTTCTTGCGCTTGTCCAGTACGTCGCACACCGCGACGAGCACCCTGTAAAAGCGCCGTATTTCCATCTGCATCAGATCTACAATCGACGTGTGCGTTACCATCCCGGCAAGGATCACCTTTTCGAGATACGCAGACGGCCCGCCCGCGTCGATGCGTTGAAAAAAAGTGTTGCAAGCTGCACGCCCTCCACCGCGTCGGTCACGCCGATTTGCGATACGATGTCCTGCATATCCAGCCGGTCAGTCTGCTTCGCCGCCGCCTTGGCGAACAGGGAAAGAGCCTGCCGGTAGGTAATGCGGTAATTGCCCGTCGCGTTGGGATCGCTGTCCATCGCGTCGGTATATTCCATGCCGTTGAGGGCCGTAAAGTCGTAGATCAATTCGGTGATTTCCTCGTCACCGCTCTTGATGGGGGTTTCCAGCGTCAGCCTGCCCTTGCCCTGGCTCATGGCAACCTGGGCTTCTTCCGTCCTGCGCCGTACCTCCTCCATCTTTTCCTTCATGATTTTTTGCAGCTCCTCCCGCGTGGGCTGGGGCTTTTCCGTCGCCTGCTCCGTGGGGTTCTTCGCTGTCTGCTCCGCCGGGGCCTCCTGGGGCTTCTCTGCCGGGGTGGTTGCCGCCTGCATCGGCGTCAAATGCTTCTCGTTTTCCATATCGGACAATTCCTTTCTGAAAAATCAGGCGGGGAAAAGCAAAAAGCGCGAGCGCTTGCGCTTTTCCCCGTCTGTCGTGTTGGCTTCCTGCTTATTTCAGCAGATTGTCAACGGTGCTGGTGCAATCCTTACCGTTGAACTTGATAAGGCCCGCCATCGCGTCGGCGATGATCGTCACCTTGCCGTTGACTTCCTCCTCATAGCGGAGCACGGAGTATTTCTCGGTGCTTCCGTAGGGGTTGCCGGTTTCCACGTCGCCCTTCTGGGTTTCGACGTGTACACAGGTGATGCGGAACTTCACGCTCTCATGGGCGATTTCGCCCTTGGGCACGTCATAGCGCTGGCGCGCCGTGCGGGCCTCGATGAAGTGCTTGCCGGGTTCCGCGAGGTACTGGCAGTTGACGCCGTTGTTGTGGTAGATGGTGAAGTCCATCGCGTTCAGATGGGTCACATCCGGCATATCCACGTCCATAGCCATTCCGGCGCTCTTGACGGTGGTCGTGGGGTGCTGGATCGTGGGCAGGCCGAACTTGGTCACGTCCTCGATCTCGCGCTTATTGTCCAGGATGCGGTGCTTCTCGATGTTGCAATAAACCTTCTGCGGCATTGTTCAGTCCCTCCTTTCCTTAGTCGCCCACGCTCTCAAAGTAGGTGACAAAGCCCTCGTCAGTCCAGTTGACGATAGCCGTCAGGCTCTTTGCGAGCGGGGTCGTGGTGATGTCGAACAGGAAGGAGTAGTCGCCGTTCATGATGTCGCTGCGAGCCTGCGCGTCCGCGTTCAGCGTCACGACGCCACGGGTCAGCGCGCCGATGTTCAGCAGCGCGTCAACGCGGGTCTGCTCCTCGGCGATGATGGTCTGAAGATCATTCGCCGTCATGGGCTTGTCAACGTCGGGCGTCCGGCGATGCTGGAAATCATTGCTGATGTAGTACAGCATCATGCGGTTAGTTTCCGCGACGTTGATCTGGTCGCCGTTGTCCTGGTCGTAGTCGGCGCTGTGGCAGCCCCAGATGGCCCAGCGTCCGCCCACATACGCGGCGGAAGCGATGCCGTTCTTGTTCAGCTTCTCATTGATAATGCTGTCGTCATAGACGCGCCCGGTGTTGGAAGCGCCCAGATACAGGTTTTCGATGAGGGAACAATCGGTATTGCTCGCGGTCTTGTAGGGGATGCCGTCCTGGGCAAGCAGCAGCTCCTGGAAGTTGGCGGCGGCCAGCACGGACAGATGGTAAATCTTGCCGTCGGTGCCCTGCGCCAGCGGGAAGAATACCGTTTCGTTCTCCTTGGTGTAGCCGTTGCCGTTCTTGTAGGTCTTGGCCGTGTCCAGGGTCAGCGGGGTTTCGCCGTTCACGATGGGCAGATCGACGAACATGTACACGTCCCAATGCCCATTGACCTTCACGCTGTTCTGATACATCGCCGCATGGACAGCGGGAACAGAGGAGAAGCCGGGGGCCGCCAGATAGGCGGGGATGTAGCCGGTGAGCTGGTACACGTTCTTGATGGCGAAGATGCCCGTGTTGAGGCCCAGCCCGTCGGACGCACCGATCACGTCCGCCGTGGTGACGGCGCTCGCGTCGATGGTGTTGTAGGTGATGGTCAGGGCAGAAGTCCCCAGCGCCCCGGCGGTCAGCTCGGAAATGGTGATGGTTTTCTTCTCGACGTTGTACGCAATCGCGTAATCGGTGCCCTTGATCTTGGCGGTGTTGCCGCTCTTGACAACCACGCTGTCCAGAATGATGTCCTGGGCGGCGGGGATGGTGACGCGGCCATTTTCCGGGGTCTTGCTCACGTTGCCCGCCTCGCTGGCCTTGTGGGTCGCGGGATTCAGCACGTTGATGAAAACCAGGGGGCCGACGCCCTTGTTTTCCAGATGGACGTGCATCGCCTCGCAGAGCGTGTACTTGTCCCACTCGTCAGAGTAGCCGAAATACTTCCGCGCCTCGGCGATGTTGTTCACGACGATAGGCTTGTTGACGTTGTTCGCGCCACCCTCCACGTTATGCACGGGGGCCGTGCCAACGTAAACGATAGCACCCTGGCTTTCGTCCGCCACGCGGGAACCGACAGCCTGGATAACGCCATACGCGCCATGCTTGTAATCAGCCATGGGTTAATTCCTCCTTCACTTACAAAAGTTTTTCAATGTCCGGGTTGTAGCCCTCGTTGACATGGCAGCCAAAGACGACGTTCACAAACCCGTAATAGATGGGCCGCCTGTCCACGACGTAGCTTTGATCCGTGTACAGGCTGTACGTTACGGTGTCCTCCTGCACGAAAAGGTCTGTTTTCGGGATCATCTTCTGTCCCAGCAGCTTTTCCATACAGTCGTCCATCCAGTTCATCAGCGTAAAAAGGCCCTGCTCCGTGCCCTCCAGAATGAGGGACGTATCAAGGCCCGCGCCCTTTTCGCCCACGCTGTCCACGAAACCAGGAAGCCGGACGCCGGGTTCATATACGCTGAAAAGGATGCTGACGGCAAGGTGCTGGCCCATTTCCTGCGGTCTGTGCACGTTGTTGTAGCGGTCAAACCGCTTTTCCTCCATGTACTTCGCGTAGGTCTGGTTGGGCATAATCAGGATGCCGGGGACGGTGGAAAGCGGAATCTCTTTCAGATTGCCCGCCTTGTCCACCCGCGCCGGTGCCCATGCAAGGTACACGGGCGGCTCCTGCCGGTTGATGGTGCCAATGTCCATGTTCTCGGCGGGGGCTTTCATCGTGCGGCCCTTGCACAGCTCCTTGTACGTCCAGTTTTTAAGGCCGGTAAGCCTTTCAGTAAACCGCATTGCTACATGACCTCCCTCGGATCGCGCGCCTCCAGCAGAATATCCAGCATCCCCATGTTGATATTGACATCCAGCACGCGCATGGGCTTTCTGTCAAAGAAAACATGGGTGTTCGGCTCCGGCGCTTCTCCGCCGGGGAACTCGCTTTCGTTGACGTGAATAAGGATTTTCCGGGTGTTTGAATCCCAGGAAATATCATTCACGTTGTTGTTCTTGCGTTTCAGCGCTTCTTCTTCATCGGGTACACAGGTGATTTCCTCGCCGTTCCAGTAGTGCGTTTCCGCAAAGTGATCCATTTGCAGGAACACGCGGTTGATGTCCTCGGCGATTCGATCTTTCAGCGCCACGGTTTACTTCTTCTTCGCGCCCTTGGTTTCCCTGGCAGGCGCTTCCGCCTCCTCGGCGGCTTCCTCGGCGGGCATTTCCTGGGCTTCCTGCGGCTCGTCCTTGGACGGGATCACGGCCTTGCCCTGTTCGATCATGCGCGCGCCGTAGCTGTCATTGACTTCAATGACTTTTTTGCTGCGGAGTTCCAAAACCTTCACTTGGTTTTACCTCCTTTCGCCGCCTTTCCGGCGCTCTTGCGGGCCGCCGTCCGGGCAGGCTTTTTCTCCTCGGCGGGGGCAGTTACCAGGCCGTCCATCACGTCGATTTCGGGGGCCTCCGCCTCCTCGTCGATCTCGTCCTCCGGCTCCTCGTCCTGCGGTTCCTCCTCGGCGGTTTCCGGCTCCTGCTCGTCGTCAGGCGCGACGGGGGTTTCCGGCTCGTCGGTGCCCTCCGGCTCCTCCTCGGTTTCCTCCGGCGCGGCGGGCCGTCCGGGAGCAGGCGCGGCCTTGCGGATCGCGCCTGCCTCCAGCAGCCATTTCACCTCATCGGCGGGCAGATTGTCAGGCAGGATTTCGCCGGGTGTATATTTCTTGCCGATATACTTGATGGCGATATACATTCTGGCTTTCTCCTTTCTGCCTTACAGCACCGTCGCCACGCACCAGCCGTCCACGTTCTCCGGGACGACAGTCGGGCAGGAAGTCAGACGGTTCTTGATGGAATTGCCGTCGATGCTGCCGTAGCGCAGAGGCACCTGCTTCTTGATGTAGGTCTTGTGCTGGGCGTTCACGCCCGGTTCCTCGACCTGGGTCACGGGGCCGAAATACATTTTCAGCATGTCGGCGCTGCCCGCAATCAGGGTGCCGGACGGGATCACGGCCTTGGCGGTGCCGTCGTCGTCGATGAAGGTGCCGCTCATGCTGTACATCTCCACGCCGTCGCTGTTCCAGCCGATGAAGCGGATGCCGCTTCCGCGATACTGGGTGTTGATCTTGCCCATGTCGATGTTGCGCCCGTCGAACTGCTTGATATACTTGCTGTTGTCGATCATGGCGTCTGCCACGTCGGGAGCCATGAAGATGCGATCCACATAGCCCAGGCCGTCGTACACCAGATCGAAGATGCTGCGCATATCGGCGTCGATCTTCGCGCCGGCCTGATCCCATTTGGTCGTGGGCACATAGTTGTTGGTGAAGCCGTAGTCGGCAATCATGCTCGCCTCGATGCCCCGGCCCTCGTTGGTGTAGTTGAACACGGACAGCTTGCCGGTGAGGATCACCTGGCGCACCATCCACTCATACCGGCGCTGAATGGCCTTGCGCATGTCCACAAGGTCTTTCGCCATCATCTTGCGCTCGCGCTCCTGCGGCGTCATAGCGCCCAGCACGCGCTCACCGAACATCCGGCCTTTGAGGTTGCTGTCCTCGATAATGCGCTCCGGGGCCACGCAGCAGAAGCCGATTTCGCGGGTTTCGTAGCCGTCGCGATCCATCAGGACGCCGCCAGCGCCGGGGCGCACGGTAGGAGCCATGCGGCGGCTGCCCTTGCGGAAGTCCCAGATGGCCTTTTCGTCCTCGACGGTGCCAGCGTCGCGGCAGAAGAAGTCAAACAGCGCGGAATACTCGCGGGGCAGAAGTTCGATAGCCGCGAGCTGCGCACGGGTGGAATAAATATCCATAGTCGGTTAATCTCCTTTCGATTTGTTTCGGCCCTTATCAGGAGCCGGTCACGGTGTTGGTGAAGGTGGTCGTGCTCTCCTTCTTGTCGAACACGATGCCCTGCTGCCGCAGGATCGCCTTGTTGGCGTCGGTCAGGGCCGCACCGGCAGCCAGCTTCACAACGCCGTCGATAAAGCAGCCCGCGCGATAGGCAAGGCCGTCCTCGGCAACGGCAGTTACGCCGGAAGCCGGGGCGTTGCCGGAGGCGACGGCCTCTTTCAGCACCGCGAGCTGGTTGGTATTCACAACCTGGGCGGCGGCGGCGGGTGCCCACAGGCCGGAAGCCTTGCGGTACATCAGCGTACCGGCGGGAATGTCGCCGTTGCCGGGTTCGCAGGGAATGGCGATCTTGTCCGCGCCCTGCGGGTCGGCCAGCAGATTGACGGGGGTGCTGGTGCCGATCACTCCATAGATTTCAGCCATTGTTAATGTCCTCCTTTACGTTCTTCTGGCCGGAAATCAGAACATGGTTTCGTTGCCGCTGCCCGCGTACTGCTTGGCATACTCGGCAACGGCCTTTGCGTTGTCCTGGATTTCCTGTTCCTCGGTCTTGTGGTTGCTGGCGGGTTCGCCGCCGGGGACGTTCTGCGCGGGGGCGGTTTCCTGCTGCCGCGCGGCAATGAAGCCCGCGCCCTTGGCTTTCTTGGCCTTGACGAGCTGCTTCACGAAGTCGGCGGGGCTGGTGCCGTTGGCCTTGGCCTGGGCGGCCAGCTCCTCATAGCCCGGATCGGTCAGGGCGTCGATCTCGTCCTGGCGCGCGCGCTCGGCGGCAACCGCGCTCTGCTGAATCTGCTCAAGCAGCGCCGGGTTTTCCGCACGAAGCTGATCCACGTTGATGTCCTTGATGTCCATGGTGTCATGTTCCTCCTCGTGTTGATTTATTTCAGTCGAGGCCCCGGCAACTGGAGCTTCGTGACTGACGGTTTGAAGTGCGGCCCGTGCCGCTTCGGCAAGATTCTTGACGGTCATTTCAACTTGCCCAGGAGGAAGGATAAGCTCCCGTCCTTCTTCGCCCTCAATGAAGGTGCTGGCTTGTTTTATATTCCCGCCTTCTTGCATCTCGGCAATCTGTTCCGGCACGGCCTTGTACAGGTTGCGCATGGTCGCCATGACGCGGCTCGTCACGCACGCGGCGGCGGGCGTTTCGCCTTTAACCTCGGCTTCCAGAACCTCGTCCGCGAAGCCGTATTCCACGGCCTGATCCGCCGTGAACCACGTTTCCGCGTCCATCCATTCTTTGATCTGCTCCTCGGCCTGTCCCGTGCGTTTCATGTAAAAGCCCCGCGACATCTTTTCGATGTTGCGGAGCCGGTCAATGGTGTGTTCAAGCTCGTTGGCGTTGCCCAGCGCGTAGCACCAGGGATTATGAATCATGTATTCGCTTCCCTCGGCAATGGCGACGTGTGCCCCCGGCAGGGTGGCAATATCCGTCGCCGCGCTGGCGCACATCCCTTCAATGCGGATGTTGATTTCCTCAAATCCGGCATTGGCAAGGATGCTCCGCATGGCGACGCTCTCCGTGCAAACGCCGCCGGGGCTGTTGATCCGAAGCAGCAGCTTCTTGGCTCCAGCTTTCAGCACGTCCTTGATGGCTTTGTCGAAGTCGGCGGCGCTCTTGTCCTCCTCGCTCCACTTCCACCATTTCGGCCCGTCCTCCACGATTTCGCCGTACAGCATTACTTCCGCCGTGTCGCTGTTCTCGGCCTCCATGTGGACGTTGTATGCCAGTCTGAAAATATCCCTCGGCATTACTCCTCGTCCTCCTCTTTCTCCTCGTCGTCGGCCTGCTGGCCGTCGTCGCTCTCCTGCGCGGCTCCGCCCATTTCGGCCCTTTCGGCGATTTCCTTCTTGCGCTGCCGCACGATGGCCGATCTGTCGTTACCGTTGTATTCCATAGCTTCCTGCTCCTCGGTGGTGATGTTGTTGCGGATGCGAACCTCCGCCGCGTTGACCTCTTTCAGCGGGTCAACATGGCCCATGCTCGCGCCCATCCAACTGCACCCGCACCAGGCGAGCCGCACGGCGGGATCGTCGAAAAAACCGGGCGCGTCAATGCGTCCGGTTGCCACGGCCTCGGAAAGCCATTGCTCGTAGATCGGTTGGTTGAAAGCGGTATTGAACCGCGTCCTGTACACCCTCACCGTCCGCCAGAAATCCAGCAGCGCGGCGCGGGCCGCCGTGTAATTGCTCTCGTACTTCTTGATAAGCACTTCCTTGGGGATGCCCATAGAGGAGGCAATCACGGTAATACAGGTGTTGACGAAGCTCTCAAACTGCGTGTCGCTGCGCTTCGGGTCAACGGTGGTTACGTCCTTTCCGGGCGGCAGATCATAGATCGCGCCGGGGGCAAGCTCCAATTTCAGCTCGTCGTCCGTAACCTTCTCGTCCTCGTTTACCGCGTCCTCCATGCCCGCCTTGCCGTCGTCCTCCTTGGATGTGATAAACAGCGTCAGCATGGCGGAAACGACCTTTCCCGCAAGCTCCGCGTTCATGTACCGCGTGAATTGCTTGATAAGCTCGATCTCCGCCGAAACGAAGGGGATGCCGCGCCGCTGCTCCGGCCTTTCGTAGGTCATGACTTGCAGGATGTTCGGGTAGCCCGTGTCCTTGCCGTAGGCGTCAATGGGTGTCCACGTCAATTCGCTGCTGTCGTTGCCCGCGTTCGGGCTGCGGCTGGCGATGTGATACTTGATTACGGCCCCTTCCTTGTCGATCTCCACGCCGTCGATGATCCGGCCCCCGCTCTCGGTTTCCGTGCTCTCGCTGCTGCCGGAGCTGTCCGGGTTGCAGATGCGGTCTGCCTCCAAAAGGCGGATGGTGGTCTGGTAGGGTGTCCGCTTGTTTGGCTTCATCCCGAACAGGGCGAACACGTCCCCGGACATGAGCATGGACAGAAAAGCGAGCTGCTGCAATCCGTAAAAGTTTTGCTGCCGCTGCGCGTCGCACATGGTATTATCTGCCCACAATTTCCATTCCCGAAGGATGGCCTGCTCCGCCTCCTCGCGCGCCTTGTCCGTCATGCCCAGGAAAGAGCCGTCAATCTTGGGCTTGGGCTGGATACCCCATCCCACAACGGAAGTTGTCAGGGTTTCCGGCCCGCTTCTGGCAAGGCCGCCGCCCTCGTAAAGATCGCGCGCCCGCTGCCGCAGGGTGGAGCTTTGGAGGTCAATATCGTCCTCCGCGTTGCCCGCGTCCACAATCCAGCCGACCAGGCTGTTGAGCGTCTGGCTGGCCCCGTGGCTCGCGTAGCTCATACGCGGGCCGCTGCGGCTCCTCTCGCGGCTTTCCGCCGCGCCCTGCTCCTTGGCCCTTTCCTCGCGCAGACGCTTGTTATAGGCGTCATTCCCGCGCTTTGGGCTGAACAGGTAAAGGGCGCGCTCGCTGAATTTCGGTCTTTCGTTCATCCGTCACGCCCTCCTCACAGATCGCGCGGCACCACGCGGGTCACGCGCTTGGTTCTCACTTCGCCGGACAGGGCTTCCACCAGATTGCCGAAATAGTTGATCGCGGCCCTGATGTCCTCCATGTCAACAAGCGTACATTCCCGCGTGCCCACACGGTAGCTTGTCACCTGTCCGCTCGCCAAAGCCTTTTCGGCGCTTTTCCACAGTTCCAGCATTTCCCTGGCTTCCGCCAGCGTGTATGTGGAGATTGCCGCCATGCTTTCACGCTCCTTTTATACTTGGATTCCCCGGCTCACCACGCGGCGCTGTTTCCGCTTGGTTTCCTCGGTCTTGGTGATGATCTTCTTCGGCTCCTCGATGCCGTTCACGATGCGCTCCAGCTCGTCAAACCGCCAATGGAAGTAGCGGTAGGCCATGCGCGCGTAATTGCGGCAGTCCAGCGGTTCGTTGCGCTCGTAGAATTGTTCCCATACGATCACGCCCTGGCCGCCGCGCCGGTGTATCTCCATCCGCTCCGAAATCAGGCCCTTGAAATACTCCATGTCATAGCCTGCCCGGTAGTCGATGGGGAAGTGCATGTAGTTGGGGCCGGGTTCCTCCACGGCGGCCTCGTACATGATGCCCTCCTTGCCAGCGTCAACGCCCAGCATGAATTTGGCACCTTCGCCCTGGCCGCGCTTCATGGGGCGGCACTCCGGCTTTCCTTCGCCCTTCTCGCCCTTGATAGGCCAGATGCGCTTGCTCGCCCGCTTAGCGCAGGCTTTGTATATGGCCGTCGTGAAGTGGCCGCCGGAGTCAATGAACGTCGCAAGGATTTTCATTTTCATGCCGTTGGCAAGCCGCCATTCACGATCCAGCAGTGCGTCCACTTCCTCCCAAACGCCGGGAGCGTCGGCCCGTCCAGGGATCACGCCCCGGCTGATGCCCCAGCTTTGCCCGTTCCGATCCCAGCCCACAACCTCGTATTCCAGGCGGTTATCCTGCGTGTCCATGCCCATTGTCAGCAGCAGAACGCCCGTCGGCACCTCCGCGTCGTAGTGCTCGCGGCGCTTGTACAGCGTTTCGTCAAGTCCGCTGTTGGTGTGTACCTCCCAGCTTTCGCCCAAAATCGTGTTGTAGAAGGTCTTTAGCTTCTCCGGGTCTTTATGGGCTTTAAGGAATTTCCAGACAATATCCTTCCAGTCGCTCCACGGCGACATAAAAGCGTTGAGGCGGAAGGAGCGGATGCCGTTCTGAATGGCTTTCGGGTTCTTCTGCACCCATTTGGCAGGCAGGCGCTTGCACTCGTATTCGCCGATGTCGCGCTTGCACGTCGGGCACCGCCACGTTACAACCTTGACGTGATAATCCTCGTCGCCGCCCTCGTTCACATAGTCCTCTTTCTCGAAGTGGATGTCAGCGAAGCGGATGTAGTTGTAGGTGTGACAATGCGGGCACTCGGTATGCCATTCCTCCTGTGTGCCGTTCATGTAATCCGTTTCAATCCTGGATTTCCCCTTTATCGTCGGCGTGCTGGTCTTGACTATCTTGCGGTTATGCCGGAAAGTTTCGGTTCGGCGCTCGGCCAATTCCTGCGGGTCGCCCTCTGTTCCGGCGCTGGCCGGGAAGCGGTCTGTTTCGTCCATGAAGATGTACCTCACCGGCTTACTGGATAGGTCGGCGGGGCTGTTGGCCCCGATGATGGCAAGGCTGCCGCCGGGAAAGGTTTTCATGCTGATGGTGTTTGCCGCGTCGCGGCTCCGCGCCTTGAACACCTTTTCCCGCAGCGTCGGGCACGCCTGGATCATGGGGGCGATACGCCGCTTTGAATAATCCTCCGCCACCTTGTCCGTCGGCTGGATGTAGAGCATCGGGCCGGGGTCGTTGTCGATGGCGCACCCCATCATGTTCAGCTCGATTTCGGATTTGCCCACCTGGGCGCTCGCCATAATCACGATCTGCCATATTCCCGGCTGGGTGAAGCTGTCCATAATCTCCCGTTGATAGGGGGCGCGGTCAGTTCGCCACGCGCCGGGTTCCGCGCTGCTCTCTGAAACGAGCACGCGGTTTGCGTCCGCCCATTCCGACACCGTTTGCTGTGCCGGGGGCCGGAACATCGAATAGGTGTATCGGGCGAGTTCGGCTATGGCGCTCATGCGTTATACCTCCTCGTCGCCCTCCTCCTCGCTTTCTTCGCTGCTCTCCTCCGCCGCGTAGGTTGGCAGGGGAGTATCGGCGATTTCCTCCAGCGCTGCGCGGATTTCCTTGCCGATCATGTCCGCGATCACTTCCGCGTTATCCTGCATCAGCAGCATGGGGGCAAGTTTACTCGGAAGGTGGATCATGTTCTGCATGACGGTGTTTGCGATGTCGCCCCAAAGCCGCTTCACGTCCTGCACGTCGATCAACTGGCCGCGCATCCGGGCTACTTCCAGCTCGGTTTTCTGCGTCTTGACCACTTCATGCCGCGCCTTTACCGTGTCCAGGTCGTCCACTTCGGAGGCTTCATTGTTGACGTTGTAATCAACCCACCGCTGCACAAAAATAGCGAGGTCGTACTTGCCGCCCTCGCTCTCTACAAACAGTTTCTTTTCCTGCGGTTGATCCCGGTCTATGTCGTACAGCCGCCGGTATGTATAGCCTGCGATCTGCGCAAGCTCTTTTTTTGTCATGCCAGGAATAGCCATATTATCGCCCAACCCTCATGAGTGCCATAAAGCGCCGTTCGATTTCCTTTGCCAGATAATCGTGTATATCTTTCTGTACTTCTGCCTGGCTTCTGTTCATGGGCATCTGCGGAATAGCAATGCCAACAACCTTCATGATGGGGAAGCGTCCCTTCCCGGCGCGGGTGAAGGTCAGGCCGCCCAGCTTGCTTCCCTTGTTGCGGAAAGGCGGCTGGCCGCCGTAGCTGCTCATGCGCGTGGGCAGCGTGCTCACGCCCGCCTTGACGACGTAGCCCTTGACGCGGTATTTTCTGTGCAGGCTGTTCCATCCATGTGCACTGCCGCTGGCTCTATACCGTCCGCCGATACTGCCCCGGCTGTCCCGGATGGGGATCGTGCATCCAAGGCCGCCCGCGCTGGATGTCATTTGCGCGTTTCCCACGGCGCTGTTGATCTGTCCGGCCTTTACATGGTACTGATGCGGCAGGTCTTGCCTCAATATCTTTCTTACATGGCCGCCCGTTCTTTGGAAGATGCCATACATGGCACGTTCAAACTGTTCCGGCTTCATCACGGCTCGCAGCGCTTCAACTCTGTCTTGAAGGTCGCTGGCGTCGATTTCCAGGTATATGCTCGGATTTGCCACGTTTCCACCCCCTCACGGGCATAAAAATAAGCGGGCAACGATGTGTTGTCCGCTTTCCACTTCTGGCGACGTTATCATAATAGCACATTCAGCTTTTTATTTCAACCCGCTTTTTGGAAAAATTTTTGGGGCCTGTTTTTATCCCTTCTGCACAACGATATAGCGCTCCTGCCACTTCACCGCCGCCATGCTCGGCGCGTCCTCCACGGCCCGCCGCGCCCGGTCAAACCCGCGCCACGTCATGTTAAGCTCCTGCCTGATTTTCACGTCCGGCACGTCCATGACATACTTCATCATGACAAAGGTTCGCATGGTCTGGCTCTCGATGCTGTTCAGTATCTTTTGAGCCTTGCGGAGCTGCCGCGCGTACTCCTTGCATTGCGTTTCCTGCTCCTCGTCCAGCTCGGACAGCATGGCAAAGGCGCTGTCAAGCCCCTTGGGCAGGCCGCCGCCTCCAGGCATCCCCGTCAAGTGCTGGGTGATGTTCGTCATTCTGTCGCGCTGCCAGTCCCGCCGCTCCTCGATCTGGCGTACCATCTGCATGATGTACAGAATTTCGGACAGCAAAGGGATGTCCCTGTTGCGTACCTCAACCGGCCTTTGCTCCTTCTCCACGGCCCCGCCCTGGGCAGGCGCTTTCTCGTTGCTCATGGTTCATCCCTCCAACTGGCGCTTTTTCATGCTCTTTTTGTAGGCAAGCCGTTCTCTGAAATGATCCGCCCTGCCAATGTGGATTTTTCCAGCTTCTATTTCATCGTCAATGAAAATCCGAATACCTGACAGCGCATACATCGCGGAGTACGGTTGTGGTTCCCCGATCTCTTTCTTCAAGGCTTCGTATGTTTCGCCGTTCATAGCTATGGCGTCCGCATGAAGCCCTACCTCCGCCATATCGCGCCCGATCATCTCTTGAATCTCTGTCAGAATGCGTCCCATAATCCAGCCCCCAAATCCGCGAGCGCTCGCGGTTTTTAATTTCCTTTCTGCGCCGCAACTTTGTATTCGGCCTCCATCTTTTCCAGCACTTCGTCCGTGCTGTCCCCGGTTGATCTGACCATGCCGCCCACTCCGCCGACGATCTGCGCCACCGTGTACTTACTATGGGCCGCCAGAACCTTGCAGCGCTCAAACGCGGCGTCTACGGCCTCGGCGGAAGCGTCCTCATTGTTAGCCCTCCGCAAGGATTCAAGCTGATTCCTGGCCTCCTCGGCGTATCTGGCCCCATTCTGGATCATCACTTTTCCGATGGCCGTTCTCATGGAAAGCTCCAAAATCTTCTGCATCCGCCTCTTGTTGGCCGTGCAGGGCTTCCGGCAATACTTCGCCCGCCTGCAATCCTTACAGTTCCCGTTATCCTTCCACGCTTCCGTGCTCATTGTCGTACCGCTCCTTCAACTCATTGTATTTTTTCAGCAGACAGTCGATCTTGCAGTTATGGCGGCACAGCAAAAGCCGCTCCAGCTCGTCAGGCATTACGTCTCGATCCTCGTACATCCGCAGGCGTTCCCGCAACTCCGCCGCCTGGATCATGGCAAAATACATCGTCCCAACGGGACACCCGTCGCTGGAGCAATCCATCAGAATATCGCCGATGTCGTCCAGGTCGTCGCCGGTCTGATAGGGCACTTCCTCGTAGCTGCATGTGCCGCAAGCCGCACAAAGCCGTCTGCAAAACTCAACCAGCGTACAATCTTCGCCAGCTTCGCTCCCATAGCGTACCCATACTTCCTTGTCCTTCACAAAGATAAGGTTCAGCATCATTTCCCCGTTATCCGCCGGGGCGTCAGTTACCAGCTTTTTCATCCTCCATACCCCTTCTCATTCTGGATTCTCCCAATCATCAAAAATCGTTATCTGGTTTGGGTCGTTTTTCTTGTCGTCGCCGATCCACCACTTGAAAACCCCGTTTCCATCAGTCCAAAGGCCCGTGTGGTTTGTCTTTCCCTCCGAAATCCGCTTTTGTAGCATTTCATCAAACGCTTGTATATATAGCTTCTTGTATTGCGGCCATCTTTCAAATTCTCTTTTCTGACTGGCGCGGCCACCCAGCGGACAGCCGACACAGCCGAGCCTTTTCAATCCTTCGTCATATAGCTTGCAGTACGGAATGTCATACTTTCGTATAAATTCCCACACATCTTCATCCGTCCAATCTATAATCGGGTTTATCAACGTCTTTCGTGTTCGGTAACAAAGCTCCACCGTGCGGCGAGCCGCGTCATTATCAAGATTTAATACCACCCCCCCCGCAC